TGGTGATTTGACGACCGATATTTTTTTAGTCACAGCTTACAAGTATTGAGTTTATTTAAGATAAAAAATGGCAAAAGTTAGAAAAGAAACAAATTACAACGAAGTTAAGCATAAATACAAAAAAACCAGCATTGGTAGGCGAAAACTCAAGACTTCAAGCATGAATAAGCACAAAAGGCGCAGATTAGGCAAAAAATTAGTCAAAAAGTAAGACATGGCGAATCAAAAGGAAGTTGGCGAACATTTAGGCTTAACAAAACAGTATGTTTCTAATCTTGTATCTCAAGGCATATTACCTAAAGGCATTGGTCGTGGTGGTATGGATATGGATGCTTGTCGTAAAGCATACATAGAATATCTTAGACAAAGAGCAAGATTACATCTTAAAGATGTGCCAAATGACATCAATGAAGAGAAATTAAGACTTACTAAGAATCAAGCAGATCATAAAGAAATAGAAGTAGCAGTATTATCAAGCAAGTTAGTACATTCTGATGATGTCATTGATACTTGGCAAAACTTTATTGCAAATTGTCGTTCTAAACTATTAAATATACCTGCAAAAGTCACACATCAGGTTTTAGGACTCAAATCCTACGCTGAAGTAGAAGATTTAATAACAACTGAAGTACATGAAGCATTAAATGAACTCGCAAACTCAGGACTTCCAAAAAACTCTACAGATAATTTGGAAACAATCGATACAGACGTTCAAGCCACCGAAGAAACTTAATGTTTCTGAATGGGCAGATAATCATAGAGTCTTAACATCAGAATCTAGTGCAGAAGCTGGTCAATGGAAAACAAGTCGTGCTGAATATCAGCGAGGCATCATGGACACACTCAATGACAGAGATATTGAAAGCATTGTCATCATGTCATCTGCTCAAGTTGGCAAAACCGAAATACTTTTAAATATACTTGGCTATCATATTGCCCATGATCCAGCACCAATGCTGGTAGTTATGCCAACGCTAGAAATGGCAAGAGCCTTTTCAACACAAAGATTATCTAAAATGATAACTGCTTCTGATGCTCTTAGAGGTAAAGTCAAAGATTCCAAAAGCAGAGATAGTGGCAATACCATATTATCCAAATCATTTGGCGGTGGTTTTGTTGTTATCTCAGGAAGTAACTCACCAGCATCTTTATCATCAAGACCATGTAGGATTGTTTTATTAGACGAGGTTGATAGATATCAACCAACACCTGAAGGTGATCCTGTAGATTTAGCAAGAAAAAGAACTTCAACTTTTTGGAATCGTAAAATCATAATGACATCAACACCAACTATAGATGGCATGAGTAGAATCCAAGATGCTTGGAATACATCAGACCAAAGAAAATATCATGTACCTTGTCCACATTGTAAGACTTACCAACATTTAGAATGGTCAAACATCAAATGGGATGAAGATTTAAAAAATGTAAATTACGTTTGCAAAAGTTGTGGTGTTCTTATTGATGAATCTGATAAACCTTACATGATGCAAAATGGCAAATGGATTCAAGAAGGCAATAAAAGTAATGTTGCTGGTTTTCATCTAAACGAATTGTATTCATCGTGGCGTACATGGAAAGAAGTTGTCGAATCATTTTTAGTTGCTAAGAATAATCCTGAACAATTACGAGTTTGGGTAAATACATCATTAGGAGAATGTTTTGCAGAAAAAGGTGAAGAAATAGAATCTGATAGTTTATTAAATCGTAGAGAAAACTACGATCATGAAACCATACCTGAAAATGTTTTAGTTCTCAGTTGCGGAATTGACTGCCAGTCAGATAGATTAGAAGCACAAGTTGTGGGATGGAGTGCTGATAATCAGGTATATGTAATTGAATACAAAATCTTTTGGGGTGATCCTAATCAACTAGAAGTATGGAAAGAACTTGATGAATATTTATTATCATCATTCACAAAAGAAAATAATCATAAATTAAAAATAGCAATTACTTGTATTGATTCAGGTTATGCCACGCAAAGCGTTTATGGTTTTGTAAAACCAAGACAAGGTATAAGAGTATTTGCTGTCAAAGGACAAAGTATAAGTGGTAAGCCAATAGCCAACAGACCAACACAATCGGGTAGACAAAGAGTAAGTCTTTATCCAATCGGAACTGATACTGCAAAAGATACTTTGTTTAGTTGGTTGAATGTCTCAGAAGAAGATGAAGCTGGATATATCCATTTCCCAAGTACAGTTGATGAAGAATATTTTAAACAACTGACAGCAGAGAAAAGAATTATCAAGTTTCATCGTGGACAAAAGAAATTGGTTTGGAAACAGACAAGGGAAAGAAATGAAGCATTGGATTGTTTTGTTTATGCTTTAGCTGGTTTCTATATTCTTTCTCCAAATTTAAATAAAATAAAAACCAAAAGCGAATCTCAAGAAGCACAACCAAAACAAGAGAAAAGGAAGAATCTAATCAATCGCAGAAGAAAAAATACTTGGGTTAATGATTGGTAAAAAAAAGCCACCTGATTAGGTGGCTTTCTTCTTAGGGGAGAATTAAGAATATGTATGAAATTTACCAATCAGCATTTTTTTCAAGTGATTAGATTTTTCTGTTCTACCAAAATCTTGATTAATCTTGTAATTAAGAGGATTAAGATGTGGATAGACTGCTAAAAAATATTCATGCAAACCACCACTTATGAGCCATCCTTCAAATAATTCTTCTACTTCGAAATCATAACTATGGCTATTTCTAAGGTCAAAATAATCTTTTATTAAAAATTCTATAATAGTTAATTTTAAATCATTGAAATAAATATCGAAATTAGATTTTCCTTTTACATCAGATATTGAAATATCAAAGTTTTGCAATTCCTTAAAATCACAACTAGGTATATCTAGCTTTTCATACATATCTTTCCACAAAATTGCTTCTTCTAAAAAGCAAGTCATAGAAAAATTACTTGTACTATTTAATTTATTTATTATTTGTTTAATCATAATTTTCTCCTTTATTAATTAAAATTATATTATCAATATACGCTTTCTACAGAAATATACAACTATTATTTGCAAATAAATTAAATTAATTTTATTTACCTTTTAATGATAAAATGCTTTTTAATTCTATCTTTTTAGAAGAAATTTTTGTATTTATAGTATGTCCAACGCATTTGACAGAACCAATTATCCAACGCAAGAACCAGACACTATTGTTGTAGGTGATAGATTATTGTGGCGTAGAGATGATTTAGCTGATACTTATCCAACATCTGCTTATGCTCTTACTTATGAATTTCATGAAGATTCAGGCGGTGGTGGCTCACATAAGTTTGATATCACAGCAACCGAAGCTGATGATACTTATTTTGTTGAAGTAGCATCTTCAACAACAGCAAGTTATGCTGATGGTGATTATATTTGGAACGCTTTTATTACTAGGACATCCGATTCGCAAAGAATTAGGATTGATACAGGCAGAAGCACAGTTGTTAAAAATCTAGCTAATACCAATGCAGATTTAAGAAGTCATGCAAAAAAGGTTTTAGATAATATTGAAGCTGTTTTGGAAAACAGAGCATCAATAGATCAATCTTCTTTTTCCATTGCAGGTCGTTCTCTTTCAAGAATGTCGATAGATGAATTATTAACATTTAGAGATAGATACCATGCTGAATACTTGGAAGAAGTAAAAAAGGCTAGAATTAAAAATAAACAAAGGTCAGGTAACACTATAGAGGTTAAATTCTAATGGCTTGGTACGACAGATTTACAAGAAAACCGAAAAGAAGAAAAACGCTTAATTTAAGAAAATACAATGGTGCAAGTACAGGCAGATTATTTTCTGATTTTCTACAAACATCTACATCTGCTGATGAAGAGATAAAAACAAATTTAAGATTATTAAGAGATAGGTCAAGAGATTTAGCGAGAAACGATAGCTATGTACAAAGATATTTGAATCTTATGCAATCAAATGTTGTTGGCAACAATGGTATTCGTTTGTCGATGAAAGCAAGAAACGATGATGGCAGTTTGGATTTAGTAGCAAACAGAATCATTGAAGAAAAATGGCATCAATGGTGTCGTTTAGGAAACTGTACAACAAATGGCAGATTAACATTTATAGACTGTCAAAAATTATTTATCGAATCTTTAGCAAGAGATGGCGAAGTATTAGTTCGTCATGTTAAGTCAAGAGATTCAGAGTTTGGTTATCAGATAGAGTTTTTAGAAGCTGACCATTTAGATGAAACTAAAAACGACAATCCTGAAAAAGGTGGTAATAAAATAAAAATGGGCGTTGAACTAAATGCAAGTAATAAACCTATTGCTTATTATCTCTTCAAAAATCATCCATTTGATAACCAATACTATGCAAGACAAAGCCACATCAGATTAAATGCTGATGAAATGATTCATGCCTATATTCCTAATAGACCTGAACAAAATAGAGGTGTGCCATTTACTGCATCCGCTATGGCAAATATAAAAATGCTTGGTGGTTATTTAGAAGCTGAAATAGTTTCTGCAAGAGTTTCGGCAAGTAAGATGGGATTTTTTACAAGTCCTGATGGCGATAGTTATGTAGGCGATGGCGAAGATGAAGAATATGTACCTATAATGAACGCTGAAGCTGGAACATTTGAACAGCTACCAGCAGGAATGGATTTTAAATCTTTTGATCCTGACCATCCAACATCAGCATTTGAATCATTCAGCACACAAGTTTTAAGAAGTATTGCATCAGGTTTAAATATTTCTTATCACGCTTTAACCAATGACCTTAGTTCTGTTAATTACAGTTCCCTAAGAGCAGGTGCATTAGAAGATAGAGAGATGTACAGACTGTATCAAAGATTTACCATTGACCATTTCGTTAGACCTGTATTTGAAAGGTGGTTAGAGATGTCAATATCAAGTGGTGCTATCTCAACATCTCCAAGTACCAACCAACCTTTGCCAATGAGCAGATACGATAAGTTTGCTAATTCAGCAAACTTTATACCAAGAAGTTTTTCGTGGGTTGATCCACAAAAAGAAATGATGGCTTCTATAAGCGGTATGCAGTCAGGTCTAGTGACATTTCAAGATGTTCAAGCAAACTATGGTAGAGATGTTGAGGAGTTATTCGAGCAACACGAAAGAGAACAGAAGTTAGCAGAACAATATGGTGTGAAAACAGCTTTCCAACCTTTTGGTATGAAGATGCCTGTTGAAGCTGACATACAGGGTGGCGAGGGTGGCGAAGATGGCAATGGTGAAAATAGTGAATAAAAGATTTCGAGGTGGTAAGCATGATTAATACTTACTTATTGAAAAACATCCTTTATCAACCAAAAACAAAGAGGATAAATCTATGGAATATAAAGAAGATAGACATATCCTAAATGTTGATGAAACAGACGATACTTATGTAGTATCTTTTGCTAAACATGAGGATATGGAAAGTATGGAAGATGATGACAAAGAAATGATGGAATCTCAACCATACCATGATGAAGAAGATAAAGATGAAGAAGAAAGACTAGATAAGTCTGATATTGTCTATCGAACTCTAGACCTTTCAAGAGCATCTTATATCGATGAAGAAAAAAGAAGAGTGAGAATCGGAGTTAGTTCCGAAGAGCCTGTTGAAAGAGATTTTGGCATGGAAGTAATCTCACATTCTGAAGAGGATATTGACACTAGCTTTATTGGTAGTGGCAGAAGTCCTTTACTCTTAGATCACGACATGACTAAACAGATTGGTGTGGTCGAAAGATATGAAATTGATTCTGCTGAAAAAAGTGCGAAGGCAATTGTTCGCTTTGGTCGAAGTGAACTCGCAGAAGAAATTTATCAAGATGTCAGAGATGGTATTCGTCAAAATATCAGCGTTGGCTATAAGATAAATGGCATGGAACGTATGCGTGGCAACCAAGATGATAAGCCGATGTTCAGAGTATCAACTACACCTTTAGAGGTGTCGGTTGTTTCTGTACCAGCAGATCAATCACAAGCTGTCGGAGTAGGACGTTCTGAAGATAAACAAACAACCATAAAGGTAAAAACAATGACTGAAGAAGTTAAAAATGAAATAAACCTTGATGAAGTTAGGCAAGAATCTGTTGCTGAAGCTAAAGCCGAATTTGTTAGAAATTCTAAAGAAATTATGGATTTAGCTGTTAGACACAACAGAAGAGACTTAGCTGACAAGGCTATTCAAGATGGTAACTCAGTAGAAGAATTTAGAGGAATCTTATTAGACCAAATAGCGACTGATAAGCCTTTAGAAACTCCTGAGATTGGCATGAATAAAAAGGAAGTACGTCAGTTTTCGATTATGAAAGCAATCAATGCTTTAGCTAATCCAACTGACAGAAAGGCACAAAGGGAAGCTGAATTTGAATTTGAATGTTCAGAAGAAGCATCTAAACACTATGGCAGAACTGCACAAGGTATTATGTTACCGCCTGAAGTTATGGCTAATTGGAACAAAAGGGATTTGAATGCATCTGACGATGCTGGTCTTGTTGGACAAGATTTCAGACCTGAAAGTTTCATTGACACACTCAGAAACGCATCTGCTGTAATGCCATTGGCTACAAACCTAAATGGACTGCAAGGCGATGTTAAGATTCCTAAGAAAACATCTGCTGCTTCTGCTGCTTTTATTAGTGCGGAAGGTGGTGCATCAGGTGAGTCTGAAATGGTAATTGGCTCTGTAACTATGTCTCCAAAAACTGTTGGTGTACATACAGATGTCACTAGGCAATTAATGCTTCAATCATCTTTGGATGTTGAAAATTTAATACGTGATGATTTAGCTAAATCAATGGCAATTGCAATTGATGATGGTGCTTTAGAAGGTAGTGGCTCAAGTGGAAATCCAAGAGGTATCACTAACACTTCAGGTATCAATACTGTTTCTTTAAGTAGTGCTGCTGCACCAACTTTTGCAGAAATGGTTTCAATTGAAACAAGTGTTGCTGTAGATAATGCTTTAGTGGGCGATTTAGCTTACATCATTAATCCAGCTAACTTCGGTACGCTAAAAACTACTGCTAAAGATTCAGGTAGTGGTTTATTCGTGGCTGAGAATGGCATGGTTAATGGTTATCCAGTAGTCGTATCTAATCAAATTACTGCGAATAACTATGTGTTCGGAAACTTCAATGACCTATTGATTGGGTTTTTTGGCGGTTTAGACATTACTGTTGATCCTTACTCTAACTCTACTTCTGGAACAGTACGAATCGTGGCGCTTCAGAGTGTAGACGTGGCGGTACGTCATCCAGTTTCATTCTGTAACGCAAGTTAATAGATGGTATTAACAACTGAAAAGGCAGTAGGGGTTTTCTCTACTGCCCTTTCAAAAAACAAGGAAAGTAAAATGAAAGTTTTAATTCTTAGAGATACAGTTGCTAATGGTAAAAAAGTTTCTGCTGGTGATGTTGTCGAATTAGATAACGATACTGCTAATAATTTAATAAGTTATGGCAAGGCAGAAGCATCCGATGGCAAAGTATCTGAAAAAAAAGATAGAAGTGTAGGCTTAGAAAAATCAGAAATTAAAGTCAAAAGGAGAAAGGGAAAGTAAATGGCTTTAGAATTTGATGCTGATTTTGATGGCTACTTTGATGATTCTTATGGACATGGTGTATCTGCTACATATACTCCATCAGGCGGTTCTGCATCAACTATCAAGGTTATCCTTGAAGATGAATATTTGTCAGTTGATGGTTTAACTGTAGGAGTTGAGGGCAGTACACCTGTCGCATATTGCAAAACCAAAGATGTATCATCAGCAGGTCATGGCGATACTTTAGCTTTTTCAGCACAAACTGATTTAGATGGTAATACTCTAAAAGGTGCAAAAACTTATTCTGTTGTAAATGTCCAACCTGACAACACAGGCATTACAGCTTTAATATTACAAGAACAATAATGGCTAATCACATAAGACAACAAATAAGAGAAAGAGTGGGTACAACCTTAACAGGTTTAACTACTACAGGATCAAATGTTTATCAAAGCAGAGTTTATAATTTAGAAGATTCTAAGCTACCAGCAATAATTATTTATACAAAATCTGAAGATTCAGAATTACTAGAAATGGGTTCAACAAGAACACTACAAAGGAATCTATCTCTAGTGGTTGAAGCGTATGTAAAAGCAAATAGCAATTATGATGATACTATTGATACTATCGCTAAAGAAGTTGAAGCTGCTATGGGTGCAGATGTAACTCATAACAGTTTGGCTAGAGATTCTTTCCTAGACTCAACAGAAATAAATTATAATGGCGAAGGCGAACAACCTATTGCTGTTATGACTATGGTATATAATATAGGTTATCAAACTACAGAAGTGGCAGCAGATGTCGCTTTATAGAGGTTTTTATTATGGATAAAAATGTAATGGTTTCTCCTGATGGCAAAAGCAAAATTACTGTTTTTGATTCAGAAGTAGAAAATCTAAAACAAAATGGGTGGATTCTTGAAGGAGAATCTAAAATTAAAACAAAATCTAAAGAGGATTAATAATGGCAACATTAACAGGTAAAGCTGGTGTAGTTCAAACAGGCAGTAATGCTATAGCAGAAGTTAGGTCTTACAGTATCACACAAACAGGTGATACTACAGAATCTACTTCAATGGGTGACTCAGCAAAAACATTTGAAGCTACTCTGACTGAATTTTCAGGGTCAGTAGATGTATTTTTTGATGATACTGATACTTCAGGACAAGTTTCTTTGACTATAGGCTCTTCATTCACTATGAATTTAGCACCTGAAGGAACAGCAAGTGGTGCATACAAATTGTCAGGCACAGCTATAGTAACTGATGTCACTAGAACTGCTGCACATGATGGACTAGTTGAAATGACTATTGCATTTCAAGGAACAGGTGCATTGACTATTGGTACTTACTCATAATGACTAAAGCGATTGATAATGTCGTTGCTCACTTTGATTCACAAGAAATAAAAAAAATTGAAGTCAAAGAATGGGGAACAGAGGATCAACCTTTAGAAATTTTTACAAAACCGCTAACATTGCAAGAGTCTAAAAAACTCTACAAAATGGCAAATGGCGGTGATTTAGAAGTCATGGTTTATGCAATCATTACCAAAAGTCTTGATGCAGATGGCAACAAACTTTTTACATTAGCTGATAAGGATAGCCTTATGACTAAAGCTGATGTAGAAGTTTTGTCTAATGTTGCATCTGAAATTTTAGGTAGTATTACATCTGAAAAAGCACAGGAAAAGTAAAAGCCGATTCTGATTTATTTGCTATGTTTGCTCTTGCGGACAGGCTCGGCATGACAGTTGAACAATTGCAAAAGAGCATGACAGTAAATGAATTTATTTATTGGTTGGCATATTTAGAAGAAATGAATAGTAAAATGGAAAACAATGGGTAACTTAGGTAAATTAAATATTGTCATTTCTGCGGTTAATAAAACCAAAGCTGTTTTTAATCAGGTTTCACAAAGTTTAAATAAAATAAAAAGCGGTGTTGGCAAAGCACTAAAAGTTTTTGGTGGCTTAACTGCCGCCATTGGTGGTGTTGGCTTTGCATTAGCCGCTTTGGGAAAACAATCATTTGCCTATATAGATACGCTTGGAAAAACGTCAGATCAATTGGGCGTATCTGTAGAATTCTTACAAGCCTTTCAAATTGCCGCAGAAGAAGCTGGAAGTTCGTCAGAAGGTGCTAATAAAGCATTACTTAAATTTAGTAAAAATATTGGTGAAGCTGGTCGAGGTCTCAAAACACAAGCAGATTTATTTAAAGATTTAGGTGTTTCAATAAGAGATAGTTCAGGAAACCTTAAAGGTACAGAACAATTATTACTTGAAACAGCAGATGGTATAGCGGCTTTAGGTTCTTCCGCAGAAAAAAATTCTGCACTTACTAATTTATTTGGTCGTTCAGGACAGCAATTATTTGCAATCCTGAATCAAGGTGGAGATGCAGTTGCTGGTTTGAAAGATAAAATGCTCGAACTTGGTATTGGTATATCAAGTGAAGCTGTAGATGCTGTTGAAAGATTTAACGATACTTCTAATATTTTAAGCAGACAATTAAACAGTCTCAAAGATAATGTCTTTGCGGCTTTTACACCAATCTTACAAACTTTTGTAAATCAATTCACTACAATGTTTAAAACCTTTGCTGAAAACGAAGGTGGTATAGCTAAATTCAGCGAAGCATTGGCAACAAATATTATCAATGGTGTAGAAAAAGCCTTATTAGCCATACAAGAATTAGTCATTGGTGGCGGTCAAATGGTAACTGCTTTGCAACAAAGTTTGTTAGAAGCAACTAACTTTTTTGGCATGAACGAAGATGCCATCAGTTCCTTAATAGAAAGACAATTAGAATTTGAAAGTAAAACCAAAGAAGGTTTTTCAGGAATAATAGGAAGAATAGGAGAATACAAAGGTTTGATTGGTACTTCAGTTGAAGCTATGAATACTTTAACAAATGGCACAGAACAAGCGGCAAACAAAGGTACTCAAGCATTTACAAATTTACTTTCTCCATTAGGTAAATTTAAGCAAGAATTAGAAGATACAGGCAAGGCTATTGAAAACTCAATTGTTAAAAGCATGAAAAAATTTGAAGATACTTTGGTTGATGGCTTGATGTCAGGTAAATTTGCTTTCAAAGATTTTGCAGATTTTGTTATCAAAGAATTATTAAGAATAGCAATTAGAAAATTTATCATAGATAAAATCACAGGTGGCTTTGGTAGTTTATTTTCAGGTCTTGTAGGCAAGGAAAGAGGTGGTACTGTTACCGCAAACAAACCTTACATCGTTGGTGAAGCTGGTGCAGAATTATTTGTACCAAACAAAACAGGAACAATCGTACCAAACAATAGATTAGGCGGTGGCATGGGATCAGGCGGTATGCCTATAAATATTACTTACAATATACAATCTTTTGATTCAAGAGATACGATACAAGCAATTACAGAAAATGCACCTACTATATCTGCCATAATAGAAAGCGAATTTAATAAGAGAGGTAGAAGAGGTTTTGTAACATGAGTGGCAGTTTTCCAACATCACCATCTGCAAGTAGCGTAAATATAAAATCTATTGAGCCTACTTTAGTATCTGTCACACAAAATTTAAAAAGACAGGTTAGAAGGAGAGGCGGTCAAAGATGGATGTTAGAAGTTCAATTTCCACCAATGACTAGGACAGAGTTTGCACCTATCTACGCTTTTGCTATGAAGCAACAAGGTCAGTTTGAAACCTTCACTTATATACCACCTGTTATAAGCACATCACAAGGAGATACAACTGAAAATCCTGTAGTTGATGGTGCGGTGTCAGTTGGTGCAAGTTCAGCGACCATAGATGGTCTTACAGCTTCAGAATCAGGCATTATTAAAGCAGGTGATTTCTTTAAATTTAGTGGTCATTCAAAAGTGTATATGGCAACTGCTGACATGGATGCAGATGGTACAAGTCATGCAACCTTAAATTTTGCACCTAATCTTTTGAATGCAGTTGCTAATGATGAAACCATAACTTTTTCAGCAGTACCTTTTACTGTTTCTTTTACAGAAGATATAACTCAATTCAATACTGATGCAAGTGCTTTATATGGTTTTAGTATGTCATTGGTAGAAATATTTTAATGAGATGGATAGAGGAAGCACAGGTGCATTTCAAACAGAGATTGTCAAATCTGCTAACAAACCTTTTCATTTAGTTAAATTATCTTTTGATGATGTCAGTTATTTTTTATCTGATGCTTATATTCCTGTAACCTATGATTCTGATACTTATACACCAACAGGAAGTTTTTTAAGTTTTTCTGATATTGTTGAAACGAATGAAGCTAATATAGAAACCATCACAATTGCCTTATCAGGAGTTGATACCACTTATATCAATTTATTTTTAGCAGGCGGTTATTTAGACAGAACAGTACAAATTTATAAAGCATTTTTAGATAGTAACGATGCTTTAGTTTCTGATCCTTTATTAATATTTGATGGTAGGTTAAACAATCCTGTAATCAAAGAAGATGTTGAAGCTGGAACAAGCACAATAGCAGTACAAGCAAGTTCATTATTTGTGGACTTTGATAGAATCAATACAAGATTTACAAACAATGAATCTCAACAAAGTTTTTTTGCTGGTGATACAGGATTTAGATTCAGTTCAGTTGTAGTTAAAGAATTGAATTGGGGAATGACTACAGGTGCTACTGCATCAGGCGGTGGCAGTTCTAGTGTATCAACACAAGGTTCTACAACATCGCCAATCAATAATACTTCACCAGCGCAAAAAAGTATTTTTAGAGAAATAAAACCAACGAATCCATCTCTCACTTTGCAATCAGGTTCAGTAAGAATACATATTAATTATGCAAACAGAAGCACAGCAAATTTTTCTGTAGGACAACAAGTAAAGATAAATGGTTTTGAATCCAAAACATTTGATGATGGCGAATTTATTTTAAGTTCTGCAATCAATCATTCAGAGGGTGCTGGAACTCATGCAATAACTTCAATAGATTCTGATGGTTTTGGTTTTACAATTGCAGTTCCAAATACAGTAACATCTGTAAAATCAGGAAAGTTTGGTGGTAGTGAAATAACAGTTGATGATGAATTGGTTGCACCTGTATTGATACAAACCACATCAGGTTCTAATTTAATCACAGTCAATGCGGATAACTTTGCCAAAGTAGGAGAAGCAGTTTCTTTTAATTTAGAAACAACATCTGTTGGCGGTATTGAAAGCAGGATTCTTTCTTTAGACCACAATATAACAGCAAGAACTACAGATACACTTACAGTTGCAGTAACACAAAAGAATATTGTTCTAGCCAATCCTTTAAAAACTACATCAGGTTCAACATCTTTAGTAATAGATTTTGCAGAACATAATATTGCTGTAAGTGATTCAATTACTATTTCGGGTGCAACAGCAGTTGGCGGTGTACCAACTTCCGATATTAATAAAGCTCACACAGTTACAGCTATAACAGAAAATACAGTTACAGTTGTTGTTTCGACAACAGCAACAAGTACCGCAAGAGGTGGTAGTGATGCAGTTCGTTTAGATGGTTTTATTATTAGAACGAATCCAATAGAAACCACAGCTTCTTCTGCTACTGTAAAGGTACATTATAGAAGTCATGGTTTAGCAAACAGCGACACAATAACTTTAGAAGGTTTAGATGATGTCGGTGGTTTAGATCGTAGTTTATTAAATAAATCACATACTGTAGTTGATGCTTCTAATGCAGATTATTTTACAATCACTCTATCTGAAAGTGCTACAACTACAGAATTTGGCGGTGGTGGTGATAGTGTTTTAGAAAGACCTGTAAAAGCAACATCAGCAGTTAATTATGGTTCATCAGGTAGTAGAATAAATCTACCAACAGAAATACGATGATAGATAAATTAAAAGCAAATAAATACATAGAAGCTAAATTAAAAGAGCCTTTCGCATGGGGAACTAATGATTGTAATACGTTCATTGTTGAATACTTTGATAAGGTATTAGGTACAGATTTGTTAAAAATAATTTATCAAAAATATTCTACTAAGGAAGGTGCAATTGAATTTCAAAAAAAATTTGCTCAAAGAATATCAGGTAGGTGTTTAGAATTAGGTATGACAGAACATCATCCAACTAAAGCAATATTTGGCGATATTTTAGTTAAACATAATGAAAATTGGGATTCATGTCATATTTGTATTGGTAGTAAAATGGCATCTGTAGATGAAGAAATAGGTACAGCAATTTTGCCAATATCTGATTTTAACGATTTTGATTCTGCATATAGATTTAGCAATGAAAATTAGAAACATAATATTATTTATATCAGCTTTATTTTTTACAGGTAGTGTTTTTGCTTTACCAGCATTAGCACCTGTATTCGCTAGTATTGGAACTTCTGTAGTTGCTGCATTTGCAACTGCTACAGGTATTACTTTTATACCTTTAGCTGCTGGTACAGTAATCGCTATTGGTGTGGCAACAGTTGTCGCTGGTGCTTATGTGGGTAGTCAATTGCTAGGTGCTATGAACATGGACTTTCCTGATAATATGTCAGCACAGGCACAATCAGCATTATCCAATCAACAAGGTTCTACCAATCCTTTACCTGTAATTTATGGAGAAAGAAGAGTAGGTGGCACACCAATTTTTTATCATGTATCAGGAGATGATAATGAATTTCTTCATGTGGTTTATGCAATTGCCGAAGGTGAGATTCAAGGTGTAAGCCAAATCTATTTAAACAATGACAAGGTAAATACTACACCTGATTTATATGATACTTCTTTAACAGATATTATAGCTATTAATGAAAGTGAAGGTGGTCAAATAACTACACTTGCCACAGAAAACATACATAAACCAAAATATGAAGGCATAGTCAAATATGAAATATACAATGGCACGACAACACAAACAGCAGATCAAGATTTAATATCAGAAACCAATGGCACTTGGACTGCATCAGATAGATTGCAAGGTGTTGCTTACGCTTACCTTAGATTTAAGTTTGAGCCTGAAGTGTTTGGTAATACAGGAATTCCACAAGTAAATTTTGATGTAATTGGAAAAAAAACAAGAAGCACAACATCAGATGGAACTACATATAAAGTATTTAGTGATAATCCAGCAGATTGCATTGAAGATTACTTAACAAATACCATTTATGGTAGATCAATACCAACTTCTCAAATCGATTCAACATCATTTACTACTGCAAGAAATATTTGTGATACTGAAGTTACAGTAGGTGGCAAAACACAAAAAAAATACACCTGTAATGGCATATTAAATACCAACAACAAAGCCTTAGATAATATTGAAAAACTTCTTACATCTTGCAGAGGTTCTTTAATATTTTCAGGTGGTAAATATAAATTATTAATTGATGATACAGGTACAGCAGTACAAAGTTTTGATGAAGATAATATTGTTGGTGCTTTTGAATTAGCTTTAGGTGGTAAAGAATATAAAGCAAATAAAATCAGAGCAACTTTCTTTAATAAAGAAAGAGATATGCAAGGAGATTTTGCCATTGTAGAAAGCTCAACATTCAAAACAGAAGATAATGGTTTGAGTCTTGAAAGAGCAATAGAACTACCTTTTACAGATCAAATGGAAAGGTCACAGATGATTTCTACAATAAACATGAAACAATCTAGGCAGTCATTGGTCTTTAAATTTACATCAACAATTGAAGGACTCAGAGCAGAAATAGGTGATGTAGTTTTTATTTCATTGGAATCTTTAGGCTGGAACACATTGAATTCTAATCAAGGCAAGAAGTTCAAGATAATGAAACTTGCTATAAAAAATAATGATGAAGTAGATATTACTGCAAGAGAATACGATGATGATGTTTATGATTTTGGTTTGATACAAGCAGAAGATACTTCGCCAAATACAAACTTGCCTAATTTTTCATCTGTAGATAAACCAACAATATCTACGCCTTCAGAAGAATTGATTACTATACCGCCAACACTATTTAATAGAGTTACTATTAATTGGACTCAACCAAAAAAATCATCTGTTGAATCTTATGAAATAGGTATCAATAGATTAAATTCAGTTCGTTTTGAAAATAAAGCTAGTTATGATTTTGAAGGCAGAAGTGTTACTGAAAGTTTCACTATTGATAAATTAGAAGCTGGTCAATACTTTGTAGCTGTTAGAGCAAAAAACAGATTAGGAGTTTATTCTGATTTTGCTACAGAAATATTTGAGGTAGAAAACTTTGGAACTTTGCCTGATGTAAATACACCTGCAATTAATTTTGTTACAGAAGAATTATTTACTACTACACAAGGCTCAGGTGTTAAAGCAAAAGCAATATTAACTTTTGGTGCATCAACCAATTCTGATTGGGAAGATTTAGGAGTAACCATTGATCATTATGACGTTGAATTCAAAAAATCTACAGAAGCATCTTTTCAAGGTGCTGGAACATCACAAGGAACAAACTTTGAGTTTTTTGATATAGAACCAGCTTTATATGAATTTAGAGTAAGAGCAGTAAATACTGTTGGTGTAGCATCAGCATTTTCATCTACTACGCAAAGAATTTATGGTTTAACAGCAGTACCATCTGATGTATCTAATTTTTATTTAAGGGCAGATAGTAATACTGCAACTTTAAATTGGACACCTTCAACTGATTTAGATGTAAAGATTGGCGGTAGTTTTGAAATAAGACATTCATCTTTAACATCAGGTGCAGTTTGGTCGCAATCAACACAAGTTGGAGAAGCTGTATCAGGTATATCCAATCAAGCAGAAGTGCCATTATTGGTAGGAACTTATTTAATTAAAGCTGTAGATTCAACAGGTGTTAAATCTACTAATGCAACATCTGTAGTAAATACAGTTACACCTGACTTATTTCAATCAACAGATTTTTTAACAAGAACAGAAAATCCATCTTTTGCTGGAACTAAAAGTAATATGGTTACTGTTGATAATCAATTGAAACTAGAAGCAGATACTTTATTTGATTCATTAGGTTTGATTGATGAAGTAGGATTAATTGATTCTGCTGGTGGGGTAGATTTATCAGGCAGTTATGAATTTGCTAATTATATTGATACAGGAATATCAGCACAGTCTTACAGATTAACTTCTGCACTTGCTTTTACCACAAATTCAACTTCTGATTTTTTTGATACTCGTTCAGGCAATATTGATACATGGGATTCTATTGATGCTAATACTTATGATGATGTAGAGGTGCAATTGCAAATAGCAACAACCAATGATAATCCTGCTGGTTCGCCATCATGGTCTGATTTTCAAAATTTTAGAATTGGTAACTACTATGGTCGTGCTTTTAAATTTAAGTTATTGGTAACGTCAGGAGATGTAACACATCAAGTTTATGTCACATCTTTGTCTGCAACTTTAGAAGCTTTCCAAAAAATAGACACCAATCAACTAACATCAAGTACAAGTTCATTAGGTGTAACTTTTGGTGAAGGATTTTTAGTAACTCCAAAAATTGCTGTTACTGCACAGAACATGGCAAGTGGAGATTTTTATGAAATATCAAGTGTATCAAGCACAGGTTTTACAATTACATTCAAGAACAGTAGTGGTACAATTGTCGCTAGAACATTTGACTATATAGCAAGAGGATTTTAATGGCTCAACACGATTACGATATAGCGAACCAATCAGGTGCAAACTTTAGAACAGACTTAAATAATGCCCTAGATGCAATCGTTTCAAACAATTCAGGTTCATCTGCACCTTCAACAACATTTGCTTATGAATGGTGGATTGACACTTCAAACAATTTATTAAAACTAAGAAATTCTGCAAACAATGCTTGGATAACAATACCTATTTCAATTACTGCTGATAATGCAACATCAGGTGCTTTGACAGTAAATGGTAATCTAAGCACTACAGGAACAGTAGATATAAATGGACAAGAATTAATTTTAGATGCTGATGCTGATACATCTATAACAGCAGATACAGACGATCAAATAGATTTTAGAGTAGGTGCTGTTGATGTTATGACTCTCACAAACAGTCATTTAGTTATGAAAGGAACAACACCAAAAATTACTATTGGTGATGGTGGAGAAGAAGATACAGCATTAATATTTGATGGTAATGCACAAGATTTTTATATTGGCTTAGATGATAGTGCAGATGATTTACTTATAGGCACAGGTTCAACAGTTGGTTCTAATGCAAAAGTTGCTATAGAAAATGGTGGAAATGTTGGAATTGGAACTCAAACTCCTGCTTATAGACTTGATGTAGTACACGATAATGTAGGAGAATCAACAGTTGCTCAGTTTGGTGGAGATGGTGGTGCTGGTAGTATTCCTGATGTAAGAATTGTAAATTCAAATCAATCATCAGGCTCTACTGATGAAGGTGCAAGATTAATATTTCAATTAGGAAGTACAAACGCTGCTTGGCTTCAAGCCTTTAAAGAAGCTGATGGAACAAGTGCAGGAAATAGGTCAGGTGGTTTAGCTTTTTATACATCTAATGCTAATTCTGTAACAGAAAAAATGCGTATTGATGCCGCAGGTAATTTGGTAATAGGTGCTACAACTACAAGAACAGGTACTTCATCCATGTCATTAGAACCAACAAACTCCTATATGATGTTCAGACAAACAGGTTCTAGTGCTGTATCACAGATACAATTTTTCAGAAATACTGATTCTTCAGCTACTTTTGCAGGTGGAATTGCCACTACAGGCACAACTACTACTTATTCAACAAGTTCAGACTATAGATTAAAAGAAAATGTTAATTATGAATTTGATGCTTTATCAAGAGTTGCACAACTTAAACCAGCTAGATTTAATTTTATATCTAATGAAGATACAACAGTAGATGGCTTTTTAGCACATGAAGTTTCTGATATTGTTCCTGAAGCTATTACAGGTGAAAAAGATGCTGTTAATGAAGAAGGTGAACCTGATTATCAAGGTATAGACCAAAGTAAATTAGTACCTTTATTAACTAAAGCAATTCAAGAACAGCAAACACAGATTGAAGCCTTACAATCTGAAATTAACACACTCAAAGGAGAATAAAAATGGCAATAAATTACACATGGGATGTTAAAACTGTAGATGTTAAAAACATAGATGGTAATGAAGATGCTGTCTTTAATGTTCATTGGCGATTAACCGCAGAAGATGATAGTAATACTGTAAAAGATATGAGTGATAATGATGTCGTTGCTGCTTCTACAGTATATGGTACGCAATCACTAGACACTTCAGACTTATCAGACTTCACAGCTTTTTCAGATTTAACTGCAAGTGATGTACAAGGTTGGGTAGAAACAGCTATAGGCGAAGATAAGATTACAGAAATGAAAGATAGTCTTGATGTGATAATAGCTAATTTAGTAACACCAACACAACAAACAAAAACAATAGGAGAATAATATGTCAGATATACAAGTTAGAAACGATAATGGTGAAGTAGAAGAATATAACAAAGAAGATATGACCGATGAACAAAGAAGTTTGTTTAATGATGTCTTAGCTTTGCAACAAAGATGTGTTGAGATTGAGCCAATGGCAAGAGAATTTGCAGATAAAAAACAATTGGTTGATCTAAAATCTCAGTCATTATTAGAAAGCCTTAGAGGTATAGTAAATGCCGAAGAAAGCGACAGCGAAACCAAGACAATCGACTAAAAAGCCAACTGTTCAGCAAGTTGCAAATGCTTTAGATAGGCATGAAAGAATATGCGAACAAAAATGGAAGGAGAATTTTCGCAGATTAGATTCTATTGAATCGGATATAAATACTACCAATAAAAGATTGTGGCAAATAGCAGGAATTGTTATTGGTTTACTTTCTTCTTTAGTGATTAATGCCTTCTTCATGTGAAATGAACATTGAAGAATATTATATTGAAATCTCAATATTTATTGCAAGTGTCTTAGGTGGTCTTGCTCTTAAAGATTATTCGGTATCTTTTATCAAAGGTCTTAAATTTAAACTCAATTCACAATTCAACGAAGGCGATAAGGTCTTATTAGATGGAGAACAAGCCATGATAATCAAGATTGGTATGGGTACTACTGTTTTTGGTGTTTATGGTCGAGATGGCTACACATGGCGTTATATTAGCAATACTAAGATTGAATCCCTTAAATTAGAAAAGATAGTTGATAAAGACTTGCATCAAGATTCTGCTTATGAAAAGCGACAAAAACTAAAAAACATATTAGAGGGCAAAGACAATGATTGATAAATTTTTTAAACCAATAAGCGATTTAATCGGTAAAGCCATACCTGATAAAACTAAACGTATGGAACTTGAATCAAGTATCAAATCACAAATGATTGATTTGCAAAAATCACAAAATGAAATAAATTTAGAACAAGCTAAACATGGTTCTATCTTTGTAGCTGGTGCAAGACCTGCCATCATGTGGATATGTGCATTGGGATTAGCATGGGCGTATTTCTTAGCACCGATAATGAATTGGATAGTTTGGACTTTTTCTTTTGATATAGTGCCACCTGATATTGAAACAGAAGGTCTTATGACTTTAACATTATCAATGTTAGGTTTAGGTGGTATGCGTAGTTTTGAAAAGTTTAAAGGTGTCGCAAGAAATAATATGCGAGAAGAAAACGTCAAAGATACATACAAACCATAATGGAAACAGGTGTTACCAAAGAACTGATTGATGATTTAAAAGAAATGCTTATCAAGAATGAAGGCATTGAATTAAAACCTTATCAATGCACTAGCGATAAAACGACCATAGGTGTTGGTCGTAATCTAACTGACAATGGAGTGTCTATTGATGAAGCCGAGTTAATGTTAAAGAATGACATGGATGGTGTCTTTTCAGATTTAGACAGAAACATACCTTTTTGGCAATCCATGCCTTACAATGTCAGATTAGTCTTAGCAGATATGTGTTTCAATTTGGGCATCAGAAATTTACTAAAATTCACGAAGATGCTTGAAGCTATGGAAGAAAGAGATTTTGAACTAGCTGGTGAAGAACTATTAGATTCTACTTATGCGGTACAAGTAAAGAAACGAGCCGATAGAAACTATAAATTGGTTATAGATAGCTAGATATATTTAAAATAATATCCACCACATCTATTTCTTTTTTTCTTTAAACAAGCATTAAGATTTCTATATTCTATATTTAAAAACTTTGCACAATCTCTTTGTATTAAGAATGTTGCAATATGTACTTTATTTTGATTAAACACCATAAAAGGTTTTAGTATTCCATTTCTTTTTTTTAACCAATCAATTAAAAATTTTTTACTCTTAAAATTTTGTTTATTTATTTTGCTTGTTTTTTTTGCATGATTTAATCCTACCTCTGTTTGAAACCATTTTTTCATTCTTTTACTATGTTCTGCTTTTGCTTGAGGATTATTTAAAAAGTAATTTTTTGTTATTTGTGAATGTTTTTCTACATTTTCAGGTTTACTAAATTGTTCTAAAGTTCTTTGTCGCAAAATGTTTTTTTGATTTTTATTAAGAATATGTCCTTTAGTACCTTCTCCACCTTTTGTTAAGTTAAGACCATTTTTATTTTCAAAAAAAAATGTTTTATATTTTTTTATATAAAATATTTCTTTTTGTTTTAAATCTTCTAGATTTTCTGCTTTATCTAAAACTTTCCAGCACACTTCATGTTTTTTAAATTTTTTTAAATAATTATAAAAAGGTCTATTAACCTTTTTTGAGTAGTGTCCTTTTATTCTTTCTTTTAATGATTGTGTTGTTAATCCTATGTATCTTTTATTGTTTGGTAAATGACACATATAAATTATGCCAAAACTTTCAACCATCTTTTTTAGGTAATTCTTTGATACTAAATCTTCTTGAGGTATAGGCTTCTTTTGCTGGAACTACCTTCTCAGGTTGTGCTTTGTAATTAACAGTCTGCCACACGACCTTATGGCTTTCAGAATAGCCTTCTTTGGCATCTTTTATTGACATCATAATGCTTTTCTTAGCTTCTTCGATATTGTCCTTTAGATTCTTTATCTGTGCTTCCCAAGCCACAATATTATCTATCTGTACTTGGTCTTGCTTTGTTAGTTCAGTAGATTCACCATTGTCTTGCGGTGTGATATATCCAGCTTCTTTGGTATCAAAAGGATCATACCAATCTAAATTAGCAACACGATTATTAAAATCAATTACTGTTGGTTCAAGCACTTCTTGTTCCCATTGTTCGTTACGCTGATA